GTGCCGATCGGCTACCGAAAGAACGGACGTCCGATCTACCCCATCCTGGGTGCGTCCAAGGACGGAGACGTCGAAGTCGAGCCGGACAATGATGAGGACGGCGAGGACGGAGCAGAGGACGACGACGAGCAGGACGGCGACGACAGCAAGTACAAGCCCCCGTCCCGTGCCGAGTGGCTGAAGGTACAGAACGCCCTGTTGAAGGCCAACTCGTCGGCCAAGCAGCGGCGCGAGGCCCTGGCCGAGCGCGAGCGCCAGATTGCCGATTTGCAGGCTGCCGTCGCCAAGCGTGAGGCCGAGGACGAGCGCCGTGCTCTGGAATCCGGACGCAAGGCTAAGAAGGGTGCGGCAACTCCGGCGGCGGCGGCCTTGCCGGACGACGTTCTGACCAAGGCCCAGGTCCGCCAGATGACGGCGGAGGCGGTAAAGGCTGCGATAGCCGAGGTGTCTTCGAAGAACCAGTCGAAGATTGCCGGGGTAGCCGCTCGTGCCGCTCTGATCGAGGCGGGCTCTCCGAAGTCGGGTGCTTCTCGTCTGATCAACATGCTGGATCTGGACGCGATCGAGATCGACGACGACGGCGAGGTGATCGGCGGTCTGGACGACCAGGTTGAAGGACTGAAGGCGGAGTTTCCGCAGCTGTTCGTCACAGACACCGGCAAGAAGACCCCCAAGCGCACTCCGGTGACCCGGGCGGCAGCGGCCGGACGTCAGGATCCGGCGCCGGAGTTCAAGTCCACAGCTGAGCGCATGGCAGCCCAGATCATGGGTGGGCGGTAGCGTAAGGGTTGACAACGTGGTAATCTGGTTGTAGCTCGCTGGTGCGGGTGGATCGACCTGGATTGGTCGTCGGTACAGCACGCCCATTTCCAATAGATTCACCTAAACCCAGGAGACAAGCAGATGTTTTCTGCTACCCGTCTGCCGGGCGGTCCTGGTATCGCCCCCAAGACGCTGATCGGCGTTCTGCCGTCTGGCAAGCCGGTCTACGCCCTCGCGGGCGGTGCTCGCGACACGATGGAAGCGTGGATTCCTGAGGAGTTCGACTCCCAGGTGATCATGCGGGTCAACCAGATCTCCGGCGTCGAGGCGCTGGGTTCTCCGGTTCCGATGAACTCCGAGACACGGAGTGTCCCGCGTTCTGCCGGTATCGGCGTGGGGCTGGTCGCCAAGGGCGGCACCTACTCCGAGGACCAGTCGATCAACGACGCGGTCATCCTGTCGGCGCAGAAGTTCGGCCAGGCGGTCCGGATCGCGGAGGAGGACATCGACGACGCGATCGCCGACGTCATCGCGACCAAGCAGAAGGACTGGGCCACCTCCTACGGCAAGATGTTCGACAACGCCTGTCTGGCGACGTCGGCCGCGCCGGGTGCGGGTGTTCCGTTCTCCTCGGTCTACTACGCACTGACCCAGTCGAACTCGTCGACCGGCTACACCGCCAACACCAACCTGACCCAGACCGGGTCCGGCGGTACCACCTACGCCACCCTGTCCCAGTCGCTGGGTACGATCGAGCGCGGCAACTACTTCGACATCTCCGAGATGGTCTGTCTGGCCCACCCGGCGTACCGCAACCTGCTGCGGAACATCAAGGACGGCAACCAGCGGCCGATCTTCCAGGAGTCGACGGCGGGCTTCCCCGGCGGCGGTATGGCTGCCTCGCCGGACACGATCTTCGGCATCGCGATCCACTGGTCCCTCGGCGCGATGACGTCGGCGGTGGCGACCCCCACCCCGACCGGCTCCCCGCTGCTGGTCTGGGCCAACCGCAACTACATGATCGTCGGCCGCCGCTCCGGTCCGGAGTCGGTGTTCATCGACGGGCGGAACGGCCTGGCCGCGCTGACCGACGAGTCGATCCTGAAGATGCGTGCCCGGCGCGCGTTCGCGGTCGGCAACGAGTTCGCCTTCGCAGTCCACGAGGACAACTCGGGCAACATCAACCTGTGAGCCCGGGGGCCTGACGGCCCCGGCCTCGCGTCTTAGACGGCGGGCGGTGTCTTAGGCGGAGCACCGCCCGCCCTCAGGTTCCGCCTATCTGGAGTTTGAGATGCCCGACAACACCGGAGGACAGTTTCCGTCTCTGGACGGCGACCCCGAGGCCGAGGTTGCCCAGCGCACCGAGGCGGATACTGACGGCCTCTGGTTCCGTCATGTGTTCACGGTTCACAACCGTGCTCACACCCTGGGCCTGCCCGAAGACCACGACATCCACCTGGCCAACCATGTCGCGGTGATCCAGCGGGCGCTGCAGCAGGGTCTGCACCCCAAGGCGCAGCCGGTGCTGGAGTCCGAGGAGCCGTGTCCCTCCGACCCGGTGAACCACACCAACCTGACCTATCGGGTGCGGGTGGTCCCGGCGGTCGCGGACGACGATCCTTTCACCACCGTCACCCCCTCGAACCCGTACGGAGATCCGGGCCTGGGCCTGGGCCAGCCCTACGATGAGCAGCCCGAGGGGGAGGGTGGTGTGGACCCGGACGATGAGTCCGAGACCGCCGAGACCGCCGAGATCGCCGAGACTCCGGAGACGCCGCAGGAACCACAGGAACCGGCGGAGTAGGACCGATGTCGGCGGTCGGGTACGGTCAGACCTCCGACCTGTCTCGGGTGGCCAAGGCCGGGGATACGATGACCGGTCCACTGCGACTGGTGGGCTCACCCCCCAGTGTGGTGACCGCCGGTGCCGTGGCGGGATACGTATGGACCTCGGATGTCGCCGGAAACGGATCGTGGCAGCCCGCCACCGGCGGAGGCGGAGGCAACACCACCCCCTACTCCCGTCAGTTCGAGGTCCGGGCTGACGGACCGGCCTCGATTCAGGTTGCCACGGTCGGGGTCTGGACGCCGACCTACCTGACCAACACCGACACGGGGAACTTCGTCGGCTGGGTCAACATATCGGATGGCGCTCAGAACGATCAGATCTCGTTCGACTTCGCCTGTGAGGCGGGCACCTACTCGGTTGAGCTGCTGCATCTGCCGTTTCAAAGCCGGGGCATTTACACCTTGAAGGTGGACGGTGCAACGATTGGAACGATCGACGGCTATGCGACCGGTCTGGTACCGACCCGCAGCAAGCTCACGGGCGTGGTGCTGGCTGGCGGCCAGCACGTGATCACTGTTTTGATGGCGACCAAGAATGCGTCAGCCAGCCAGTACCTGGGTATGATCGAGCGGTTCACGTTCACCCAGACCGCGTAGGAGGAGGGGGGTGGTGTAGGTGACCACCAGCGTCAATCAGGGACAAACGGCCGACCTGGTGGTGAATTGGAGCGCCTACCCCGGGGGTCCCCCGGCCGACGTCTCCGGCTTGACCCTCACCATCAACCAGGTGTCCAACGGGTCCAACGTTCTGGGTCCCACGTCGGCGGGGGTGGTGCATCAGGCCACCGGCTTGTATACGTTCCAGTGGGCGGTTTCGGCTACTCAGACGGTCGGCGACTACGCGGCCGTATGGAACGCCAGTTACGCCAGCTCGGCTGTTCAGGCATCTGAGATAGTCACGGTTCTGGCCTACGGTACCGGCGATTTTCTGACCTGGTGCGACATCACCCTCGATCTGGACAACATTCAGGGCCAGGGCAATGTCACAGCGATCAACCCGGTGGTCTGGGTGCAGAACGTGACGGGCCAGACGCTGTCGCCGCAGCAGATTCAGAACGCCCAGCAGGTCCTGAACATGTACACCAATTATACGCCTGAGGCGTCTGGATTTAACATGCAGCCGCAGGATCTGCGGTGGCTGCGCTACGGCCTGGCCTATCAGTCGGCCTGGATGACGGCGCAGCCGGGTCTGCTGTATCGGGCCGAGGTCGACACGATCTCTCAAGACGGTCTGTCCACCCACTGGACCGACCCTCGCAGCATCATGCTAGCACCGCTAGCACTCAGGTCACTGAAGCAGCTGTCCTGGCAGAAGAGCCGCAGCCTCCGAGTTCGTGTGCCGTTCATCGACGATCAGACCCCGATGTCGTCGGATCCGGATGCCGAGGCGAACGACCTGTACGAGCGCTGGGTCGACATGTACAACTTCGGATATCGCGGAAGCAGTGTCCCGTAATGGGCGGCTCCGCCGACGTTCTCGCCGCTCGCCAGAAGGTGTACGCGCAGCTGAGCGGGCGCTTTCCTGCTAAAGCGATCCAGTGGGTCAGAACTGCACGTTGGGAACCGGTTGTCAAGGTAGATCTGGACCGGTTCGATACTTCAGATCGTACCGACTGGCAGGCGTCTCACGACCCGAAGCAGGTGGCCCACGAGGTCAACAAGTGGCAAAGCGGTGAGGCCGACCCGATCGTGGCTATTCAGATAGGGAATTCACCCCAGCTGGTCATCGTCGACGGCCACCACCGATTCATCGCCCGCGAGCGCATGCATAAGAAGCGGGTACTGGCCTGGGTCGGACATGTGCCGGATCACACGGGTCCATGGATGGAGACCCACCTGTCCCAGTTTGGAGGTCCGTCCGGCTGATGCAGGCGATACCTACTACCACAATCAGTATTCTGCGCGGGACTACGGTCACTCCGGCGGGAGACACGGTGGACAGTCTGACCCCGGTCCACACCGGCATACCGGCTTCGGTGATGGAGCGTAGCCGGGTCGGTATCGACGCGTCCACCCAGAACCCGCAGGTCTACCACTACACAGTATGCAGACTGCCGTCGGGGACCGACGTGACCGAGACTGATCTGATCTTGGACGAGCTGACTGGTAAGAAGTACGCGATCGCGGCGGTGTCCACGCTGTCCAGCTTCGTACACGTACCCGACCTGCGACTGGATCTGAACCGTGTCAACTGACACGATGTGTCCAAAGACTGTATACTGGTCGGGTTACAGAACAAATCTAGCTATGGAGGCCTCCGATGGCCAGCATTCCCGACCTGGGGAGTCGCGACCCGGTGAGTGCGCAGCGTCCGGCGGGCAACGCCAGCAACGGCGTGACTCCGGGCAGCAGCGGTCGGCTTCTGCGCGGCCAGGGCGCGGTCGGCGGTGCCGCTGAGGCACGTCACCAGCCGACTCGAACCAACCACCCGCAGGGTCCGTTCGTGGACCGGTCCGGACAGCGCTACAAGATCGACATGAAGTAACCGGCTGACTCCGGCTGCTCCCCACATCGTCTGACGCCGAAACCTACCGGCAGATAGGATACACGACATGCCCACTACCGGTGGTGCTGGCGACTACTCTGAAACCAAGGACTCTCAGGCCAACGTCGTCGAGTACACCTCGTCGCTTGGCGAGCAGGTCATCCAGTCCGGCCTGGTCCTGGGCCTGCCGCAGTCTTTCACCGCCTCCGGCGCGGTTCCGTCTTCGGCCTCCAACGTCGAAATCGGTGCGATCTCCGGCGCGATCACTCTGACCCTCCCGGCTGCGAGCGCCGTGACGGCGGGACACGTCCTGACCGTTCACGACAGCAACGGCTCGGTGTCCAGCTCGGCCACGGTTGCGCTGCAGACGCCCGCATCCGGCGGGAAGATCGGTGCGGTCGCCGCGAACACCCCCTCGACCTCGGCTGCGGCTTACGCGTTCCTGAACGCGGCCTACACCGGCGTCCGACTGATCTCCAACGGCACCAACTGGAACCCCTGGTAAACGCGCGGGGCGCGTTTACCGGCCCAGAGACCGGCCTCGAAGAAGTGTTTCAGGTAACACGGCGGGATGAAACCCGACCATTCCAGGTTCGAATCCTGGCCGAGGCCCCATAACCGAACAGACACCGCGCACCACCCCCGGCACTGGGGTAGACCCGGTAGGGGGTGGTGTGGTACCCGACGTAGAGGAGGGTGAGGCAGGGTGGCCACCGATCTGCAGATCGACGAAGATTGGTACGACAGCGAGTTCATGCCCCGGGTCAATGACCTGGTGATGCGTACCACCCGAGCTGTCCGCGAGGACGCTCAGTCGGCCTGCCCTGTGGACACCGGCGCCCTCCGAGACTCACTGGTAGACCTGAACGTAGGTGTCGGGGTCGGCATCGTCGCTTCGCACCTGGACTATTGCGCCGCCGTCGAGCTGGGTTTCGACGGTCTGGAGTACGTGAACGCTCACACGCGCGACGGTCGCCCGGTCCGGGCTTTCGTCCGGCGCGGACACAGCCCGGAACAGCCGTTCCTGCGGCCTGCGCTGTATCGCGAGCGCGACTTGTCGGAGCTGTGACGTGACGTTTGCGTACCGTGCCAACACCGATCTGGTGATGGGCCTGTGGCTGTCGAGCCTGCCCGGCCTGAATCCCGGTATGACTGGGGCCCAGCTGCCGGAGAAGCCCGAGGAGAACGCCAGCCTGTGTACCTCGGGGTTTGTGTCCTGGCGCACGGTCGGCGGCAACCCGGATATGTACATTCCGGAACGCAAGCCCGTGCTGCAGGTCAGCTGCTACGGGTTTCCGCCGACCGGCGGTAGCAGCTCGCGCAAGCCTCAGTGGAACGTCGCCAACGGTCTGGCCGAGGACATTCTGGCGGCCTGCCAGCAGCCTGACTCGTTCAACGCGAAACTGACCCTGCCAACTGGATACCCGCCTGCCCGGGTCCAGCAGGCTCATGCTTTGACCGAGCCGATGCGGATTTACGGCGACCGGGCTTACTGGGCGATTTATCGGTTCGATCTGCAGGTCTACTGGCTGGAGCTACCGTCATGACGCCCAGAAGGTACGCGATGATCGGGGAAGCATCGGGAGAGGCTCTGTCCTACGGCGGCCTGATCCTGACCCACGACGATCCGGCTGAGATGCAGTGGCTGTTCGCCGGTATCCGGGGTCGAGTGGTGGAGCTGGGCAGTCAGTTTGCTGAGGCCGACTGCATGTCGATCAAGCGCCACCCAGACCTCATTCACATCAAGTGGCCGCTGCGCCGAGAGGATTTCGTATGACCCAGCACCTGATCCGGACCACGATGCGCCCCGACCAGGTGGTCGAGGTCAGCGATGAAGAGCTGTCCGACCTGAGCCGGATGGGGCTGGTGGCCGGGCACGAGCCGTCAGACCTGTCTCAGGTTCCGGCGCCGACCCCGCTGGTCGGCAAGGCAAGTCAGACTGGAGGTACCCCCGATGGCGGCGAAGAAGAGTCCGAAGCTGACGGCGGCCAAGCGGCGCCAGCTGCCCGCAAGTGACTTCGCCCTGCCCGGCAAGGGCAAGGTGAAGGGGTCCAAGGGCGACTACCCGATGGACACGCCGGGCCGAGCTCGGGCAGCGGTGGGGCGAGCCACCACCAACGCCACCCCGGCCCAGAAGAAGACCATCAAGAAGCGGGTAGCCAAGAAGTACCCGGAGATCTTGTTCGAGAAGAAGAAGAAGTAGTACCCAACCTCTGCCTGGACCGCCTACCGGGCCTGAAACCAGATTTAGGAGACTTCGGTGTCCGTCACCGTAACCAACCTGATCATGGGCCCCGGTACTGTGTACAGCGGGGCGTTCGGCGCTACCGAGCCGCCGGACTACAACGTGAACCTGACCCCCCCGTCCAGCTCGTGGACGGACATCGGCGGTACGCTCAACGGCATCACGCTGTCGATCGACCAGTCCTACACCGAGCTGATGGTCGACCAGCTGGTCGACTCGATCGGACGGCGTCTGACCAAGCGCGAGTTCCTGGTCACCACTCAGATGGCCGAGCCGACGGTGGCGAACCTGAGTCTGTCGCTGAACGGTTCGACTCAGAC